TGAAGATATAACCCCAGTATATTTTATGTATCTAGCAGTAATACCAACACAACAATGTGAAGGATTACTGTAGTTTACGGTCATGTACATGTATTGTTGGCTATATGAAGCACTACACAATAATAGTCCAATAATAAGTGTTAAAAGTTTTTTCATGGTTTAATTTTTCCTTTAAAATATCTAGCTAGAACGTTTCCATTCCAGAATAGATCACTGAATAATACTTTGTGCTCACAAAGATAATCAACTTCCCAATAGTTAAGTGATTGCTTGTCAGCACAAAGCTTTAAAATTTGTTTAGAGATAATACGAACTTTGCCAATTCTAATAGCTTCTAATAATGGCTTACAAGACCCATTGTATAATTGCCACCCTGAATCTTTTTGGGAAATAGCTACTCTTTTACGAGTACCCTTACGGGCTCTTGCAGAAAGTTTTGTTTTCTTTCTATGGGAGAATGCTTTCTTTCCAATATAGTGGGTAATCTTACCTTTTGTGTCTTGTACTGAAATAGAATAAATGAATCCATAATTGTCACCAATCATGTCTTCTGTAAATTCAACTCCATTTAATTGCCATTTTTTCATATGTAAGTATATTTTTCAACAGGTGTTAGTTTTCTAACTGTAAGTTTAATATCTTTTTCGTTTCCGTAGTTATAATAATCTGCAGTCAGTTTTATAATAAAATCCCTACTTCCTAATTCTTTCTTAAGACGCTTCATTAATCTTCGTTTTTCTCTAACCATTTCAGTTGGTCTTGTTAAATCATGAGCATCTATATCCAATAAAGCAAAACCTAAATCAATTAACTCTTGATCTTTAGAGAGCAACAAAGTTAATATTTTTTCCGGTATTGGCTCACCTACTATGAAATTTTTTACGGTTTTTAAAATCGTTTTCATGTGCTATGTCTTTTGAATAATAATGCATATCTCCCCACATGCTGTAAGTTGGAGGATATTTTTTAAATACTTCAAATTCTTCTTTCTGTTCAAAATTACCATATGATAAAGGACTTGGTCGAACTGATATGCTATATCTTTCAAATAAATGAAGACATTCTTGGTAGTTATCACCATTAAATCCTAATAGTGTTAATCCTACTTGATGTAGTTCTTTATCATCAGAATAAAGTAACTCTTGAATGTGTTCACTATACTGATGTTTTTGTTTCTTCTTTTTCATGATCTTCTTCTTTTTCATTACGTTTTACTGGATGTATGACTTCACCTAAACCATCTTTATCATATTGTATCATATGATTTGTTTTACGGCTGTATACATCATTTAAAGTAAAAGTTTTTCGTCTTAGTATCTGAATCTTGTACTGAGCTAATATTTTATTTAGCTCGTTTAAATGCTCTTTGGTTTCTTTATATCCTAATAAAGTTATACCCAATTTTTGCATTTCACGATCTTTAGAAGTTAACATTTCGATTACATTACTCGGTATATCTTTCAGCATCGGCTACTATTTTAGGTATTAAATGGACTTCTTCAAAAGCATAAGGATTTTCTGGAGGTTCTGGCGGTTTTTTAACTACTATATTCTCAGCATAATACTCCATTATACATCTAGCTTTCCAACCAAAAGGTTTTACAAGTTCTTTCAACTTAAGAAAATCTTCTTCTGTTTCATTATAACCCATAGCTCTTAAACCAAGGTCTTGTCGGTCATAATCATCAGTAAATAATAAAAGCTTTAGGTTTTCTGTTAATTCTGTTACCATAACTTGTATTGGTTCTTATGAATCTTTTCTTTTTCAGCAGAGATATCAACTTTCAGGGTATGCTCTAGCATATCTTTTATTTCCTTGATATCTCTATTCTCTATAAATTCACTGTTAACAATCTTAAGTAATGCAATTACATCAGGATTTTCTAACAGTCTTAGTCTTCTTTCTAGAGTTTCTATTTTCATTGTCATTAGTTAAATACCGTAACGCTTGCCAACCAATATATTCATTTAAGTCTTTAGCTGCTGAATTATATTCAGAGACAGTTCCTTTTGTAAATGTTGTGTTTACTCTATTTAGTAAACTCTCAAATGTTTGAAATTTTAGTGGCATAACGTTACGGTTTTTATTTTTAATTATTAATTCGAATTGTTTTGTAATTGTGCTGATTGTCAAAATCCAAAGTACCAGTCTGAGTAATAAGAATCAATACAGGTATCTTTACTTTCTCAGTAATAGGAGGAACATAACCATCAGTAGTAATTACTGCAAATTTATAACCTTCTTTTGACTTTTCATTAATTTTTTTCAATGCACAATTCAAATCAGTTCCACCGCACATAGTTCTTTCAATGTCTAGCTTACCATCATACTTCTTAGGATCTTCACATTCAGCATCCCAAGCAGCATAATGAATCTCAGCACCTGATTTATATACGTTATATAATTCAGCATTGCATCTTTCTAGGTCGCTATCACTTACAGAACCAGAAGAATCAGATAAGAATAAACCTTTTACCTTCTGTTTAAACTTATTAGTAGGCATTCCTTCAAATCTTCTATTAGGACGCTTACGAGTTTGTAATACGTCAGTGTCTATTGTAGTAGACACAAATCTTCTAAATAGATTCTTCCAAGAAACAACTTGTTTAATCTTATTGATTTTCATTGCTTGCTCAATACCTACAGGTAAAGAACCTGCATTCTTTTGAGATTCTTCAGCAATTCTTTCTACAGCAGATGCGATTTCTCTCTTCAACATTTCTTTTTCTACATCACTCATACCTTCTGTAAGTTCATCCCAAGTAGTATGATCAGGAATTCCATCACCGCTGTCTAGCATTTTATCTAGTTCTTTACAGCCAGAAGTACCATTCTTATTACCTGGTTCACCTGCTAAAGAATCTTCTGTACCCTTGCTATCTTCTTTCTTATCTTTTGCATCTTTCAGACGATTGTAATAATACATACTATCTCTGCAAGGTTGCAAATTCAATTCAGGAAATAACTCAGGCATCATACCACCTTCAATTAATTCCATATCTAAATGGGAACTAAGGATAGTAGTATTGATATTCAAGTCAGCAGCAATATTAAATAGTTTTGCATCTAGATTAAACTCCTGACGATAAACCCAAGCAAGGTCAATATAATGACGTAACTCATGGATAACCAAGAATCTGCGTTGTGGTTTAGTTAACTTATCCCAGAACTCTGGATTAAAAGTCATCATTGGAATCTTTACATTAGGATGCTTGCCGATACAAGCAGTTGGAACTCTCATATTGAATTCCTTATTAACTTCGGTAATAAATAACCCATAAAACATATAATCTTTGTGACAAAGCATTTCAAAGATTAAATCTTGTAACTGTTTTTCTTGAACTGGATAACCCATTTTAGTTTGTTTTGAATGATAAATCCATCATTAACCCTAGTTTTTTGAGTTAATGACGGAAATATCATACATTAATTATGCTCCAATCAACTTGTTTTGTAAAACTGGAGATGTCAATAACATTTGTTTGAATGGCTTCAAAGAAACAATTTTCTTCAAAGACAATAAAACTAAGTCTTGAGATAAGAAGTTACTTTCCAATAACTTAGTATAGTTGCTTACCATGTTTGGATTGAACTTGTCATGGTTAACCATAGCATAGTTCATCAAACGTCTAGAAAGAATTGAGCTAATATCAATACGCTTACTAGTACCTTCACCAATACAACCTTTTAATTGTTCCATAGCCCAATCAGTTGGTTTAGTTAACAACTCATCAATCATTGGTAATTTATCCAACTTAGCTTCGATGAAAGCATGCATCATCATTAAGTGCTCAACAGGTAAACTGTTTTGACCAATTAAGAATACACGATCCCAAGAATCAGATAAGTTAGGATAATAAGAGATAGTTTCAAAGAACTTAGTCCATTGACGCAAGTTAGATTTCTTAACTTCATTACCTTCTTTATCTTTAGTAGTACCCTCAATCATTTCAGGGTGCTTAAGCATAAAGTTAATGAAACGTGCATCTAATCCTACTTTCTCAGCCCATATAGCCCAATCTTGTACAGAAGCTTTCATATTAACTGATAGATAACGAGTCTTCATAGCTTCGTCCTCTTCAGTTACCATATAGTCACCACCACTAGGATTCGTAGTTAATACTACAGTTGAACCCTTAGGTAATGCCCATGAGATATATTCTTGCTCGTCAGTGATACGCATTGCTGCTTGTAATACCATTGGTAATGCACGAGAGTGGTCATCCAATAATAACAATACAGGCTTATCTTCTTTACCTACTAACCAAGTTGGCTTTGCATAACCCATGCGACTTTCTCCAGTTGCATGATAGCCTTGAAGGATATAATCTTGGATAAGTTTATCACTAATCCATAGACATTCAGTTCCCTTACATACATTATATTCTACTAATGGATAACCCACTAAGTCAGATGCCTCGATCTCTGCACAATTTAGACGAATGAAATTCAAATCCATTTCAGATGCTAACTCCTTTACGATAGAAGTTTTAGAAATACCCGCTTCACCCACAATATTGATGGCTACAGGTTGTCTTCCGTTTTGAGCTAGACGGACATTATTGTTAACGATATCAGTTAAGATAGATTTTACTTCAGAAGGTAATAATTCAGTGTTCATTTTCATTAGAATTTAGAGTTAGGAAAATCAAATTTAATTTTAGAGATAATGTTTCTTGAGAGAATCGTTTTCTCTCTTCTATACCAGCAATGTGTGTTAGCACTTGCTAAACATAAAAAGAATAAATCTTTTTCTTTTTCATAATCGTGGTTAAACAATAATGAAAAACCAAGTTTAAATGTTTCAAGGTCACTGCTTCCAAGCAGTCTTCTAATATTTGCAGCTGTTTCAGGGGTCAATCCTTCTTTATCGTTATTGAATTTAATATGCTTATCCAATATTAATGTACCACTTGCTACAACATTATAGGTTTCTATGGCATCATTCATGTTACGAAGTACATATCCACCTTTAGCAGGTTTTCCTACATGGCTTCTTAACCAATTTTCAGGAAAATAGAAATGATCATCAGCTACAATAGAAATTGTAGCTAATTTAGGGTCAGTTGTATATTTAAGATGTGGATAAAGTTTTTTGAATTCCTTCTTAGGAATTCTTGAAGAATCAATAAAAACAGTTCCTTCTTCAGGAAGTTTGTTTACGTATCCAGCTTTTTCTTGAAGTACACGCTTAAGCTCATCATGCATTTCTTGCGTATATACTTCTCCATCAGAAATCTTTTTCATTCTATTTCAGTCTTTAAATTTAAATCTTCTAGAAGCTCTTTATAATCTAATAAAGTAAAATAGTAAGCTTCCTTTATTTTTGCTCTGCCAATGTTTTCAATGGTTTGTATAGTATCCAATGCATCTAATGCTGAATAACCAAGTACCATCATTAAACATGTAACGACATAGTCTTGTGAGTTGATGTCATCATTAAGAAGATACATTTCTTCTTTTAAAAGATCATCATGTGTTGTATCGGATAATTCTTCCATTACAATTTTTTTACTCTATTTTTAACAATGTCTTCATCACGAAGATTGTTATAGATGTTAATAAAATTGCCCAGAACATCCATATTGACTTCCTTATCTTTAATAAATTCATCCAATGTTGGCTTAATTCTAGCCATCATTTCATCATAAGGTAAATCAATAGTAGATAATAGAAGAGAACCTAATACGCGGTTCTCTTCTACATCTGAGTTTAATAATTCATCAAGCAACTGTAGGTTGGGTTTGTTCTCCATCTATTACAAAAGGTTTATAGTGTTGCCAATCCATTCTTTTACCACGATAGATACAAAGGTCTCTGATAGCATCCACTTGTCTTTTAAGAATATCTTTCTCCTCATAACGCCAAGTAGATTTATCTACAATCTTATCATTAAATAAGACAACAAAATCAACCTTCTTGATTTCAGAAAGAACTCTATCAAGAACAACTGTAACATCTGCTTTGAATAATACAGGATTATCCAAGAACATTTGATACAATTCCTTCATAAATCCTTCAGTATTAGTATGCCAAGAACTCATGAATGCAGTATGACTATAGTTTTCACGATAGTGTTTTAAAGCATCTAAATCTTCAGCAAGTTTAACAGAAACAAACTTACGGATTATTTCCTTCTTTCTTATAACATCATCATAATCTTCTAGCTTTTTAGCAATATGATGAGAAGTTATAACAGAAGAAACAAAATCCAAGTTATCTTTTATCTTGTTAACGTTTACAAAGTTATGCATATTAAGGTTGTCCATGATTTTAATATTTTTTTCAGTTAGAATAAAGAGATCAAGTTTATTTTTACAATGAGGATACATAGAATCTAGTTTGTCTTTATCACTCTCTGAACCATAAATTGTAAGCTTTGGTTTCTTATACGCTTCTTCAAGCAATAATATCTCATCACTAAATGTACAATTACTATCAGAATAACGATGACAGTTTCTAGCTTTCTTTACTTTCATTTCACCAGAAGCAGCAGATAAAGATACCTTTTTCTTCTTTTCTGGAGCAGGAATATCAACCGTAGAAAGATTTGTAAAGTAACTCTTATTGAATAAATCCAATAAATAATGATAATCTTTTATCTTCTTGTCTATGATTTCAACATAAGTAGGATCTGCATTATACACATCCACATCAATGTTGAACATCTCTGAATAATAAAACTTCTCAAAGCCATAAGGTGCAGAACCTGCAGGTTTAAACATTTCATACTTCAAAGAAGGTAATTCATAGAATATTAGTCTATCTCCATTAGAATAAGACAGCGATTTAAAATAATCCTTCTTATAAATAGAAAATACACAATCAAGGAAATAGTTACCATATGAGCTCATCTCACTATAATATGGATCACGAGTTAGTTTTCTACGATATATAGCTGCTTTTGCTCTAAAGATATATCTATGCTTACTTCTAACAAAATCCATAAACCATAAGAAAGAACCTCTATCTACATCCTTCAATTGAGGTTTATTCAATTGAGCAAATAGATTTCTTCTACTTACAGTATCAGTAAAGTCTATTGGTGTATCACCAATCATAACATTCTGTCTCTCATGTTTAGACCAGTCTTCTTGATAATCTCTAAGATTTGTATGATAAGTTATTGGATTTTGCTCATTATACTTATCCAGGAACCACTTGATAGTTTTATCAATCTTGGCCATTACCTTATCATAATAAGAGTCATTCATGATTAATGCCTCACGAGTTGGATTAATATCTAGTTCATCCAAACTAAATCTTAGACCAACAGGAAGCTCAATAGGAGATATGCCAAGAACATCCCAGTTGATAGGATAAGCATACTGATCAATACAAATATGCATCAAATCACTATTATTTGTCAATGTAGAATATTGGAAATCATCAGCTTTATAAACTTTGAATTCCTCATTCAATAACAAAATATCTCTACCTATCATGTCAAACCATCTAGTATCAAACTTGAAGAAGACATTCTGAAAATACCTTAACTTGATAAGCAAATTCTCTACAAAAGAACTAACTTTCTCTTGAAGTTTTATCTTATAGAGTACGCCATCAGGTTCAGTAGTATCATAATAATCAGTGGTAAACTCATAGAAAATCCCTCTGTTTTCTATTTCAAATACTTTCAAGTCAATACCCTTACCATTCTTATAGATTTTATAAAACCATTCAGAATTATAAGCAGCACTTGAAATCTTACCAATACCATATTTACCAATCTCTTGGTTTTCATTTTCGTCTTTTACTTGAGTCTTAGACGATTCTAATAATGTACAAAGATACTTTACAATTGTTTCTTTGTCTTCAAATGAAGTGCCATAATCTCTGACAAAGAAGAACGCATCTTCATCAATACCTAATTCAAAAGGCTGGTCTTGTTTACCAGCCTTTCTCATAGAATCAGTAGCATTTTGGCATACTTCCGAAATAAAACTATATTTACTAGAATATAGCTTACTGCCTAGAATTTGTTGCAACTTTACAACGTCATTCTTTAATCCAATTTGTTCCATAGACTTTCACTGTTTTTAGCGTAATGGTTTGAACTATCTGGAAAAATAAAAATTTGATAAGGTACTAGCATATATTGTCCTTTTACAGACTTATGTCTTTCATAGTACTTAAATGGAATATTTTTACTTCTCAAAATTTCTATAGTTAGGTCAATTGTTTCTTGATCTTCTGATAAACTCATTAAATAGAGATTTTTTTCAATCCCTTCATATTCATCCCATTCGTTCTTAATATGCTCATGCTTAAGTCCTTCGGGAAGTTTATCATAATCATTACCGTAAAGTGTTTTTGCTAATCCTATACCATTCTTCATATCATAAAGATTACCTTTGATATGAATCGGATGATCTTTAAGAATCGTTTCCATCTCTTGTTTCTATTTTTGAATAGTGTAATGTAAATCTTAAATCATCATCTTCTAAACCATCTTCCATAGTAATTGTTCTATAGTCATCTATGTCATTAGGTAATGAATTAAGAAAATCATCTGCTTTATCAATAGCATTTTCTATAATGTTATCTATAGCAGTACTCATTTCATTTGTAATATAAAGATCTTCTGTAAAATCGATGTCTTCTAATGAATGTTCATAAACTGAAAGAGTAAAACTTTTAATTTTCTTCAAAACTTCAATTTGTTTTTCAGAAACACTTACATACATTACTTCATCTTCAGAAACACTCCATTCAGTTTGATAATCTTTAACAACTTGAAGTTCATCGTCTTCAAGAGTTATAATTACATTACCAAATTCTCCAAGATAATGACCATCGCTTGCATCTGCTATATCTACTTTATCTAGAACATAATCCGATACATCAATACCTTCTATTGTTACTTCTTCATCATTAAGATAAAAATTACTAGAATAGTCATTGATTGAATCACCACCTGCTTGATAGTTCCAAACAATTTTATCCACTTTACCTGAAGTAAACAGTTCTTTAATCTGACTTACTTCATCATTTGTTGTCCAAGCCATTATTCTATTGGTTTTAATGCGTTATTCATCCAAGGTTTTACTTCTAAATGTTTAGTGTAATCCTTTAATGAAGGAATGAATTTAAATCTAAAATCAGAAAGCACATGAGATTCTGCGATATCTCTTACACATACTTTCTTTCCATCTTTTAGTAGCATCTCAGTGCCACTTTCTCTATCGATTCTACGTTGTTTTACGTAGTCCATAATAAATTCTTCTGGTAAATTGTATTTGGTTCTTAATGTTTCCAACTCTTCAAAGTTGATTCCAAATATCCTTTCCATCCAGAAACATCCTTCGCTATGATGAAAAATCATACGATGGGCATTAGTTGAGTCACCAGACTTAGAGAAATCCATAAATCTATGGATCTCTTCTAAAGTCGTAGTGTCATCTGTTTTTAGACGCTTAGCATCTAGTTTTGCATGAATTAAAGCTTTCATTAAGCAATCTTTAAAATTTCTTCTTCTAATATCTGATACAAATTATCATAAGTAGCAAATCTACGAGAAGCAGTTCTTGCTATCTCTAGTTCCATCTTATCATTAATCCAATCAAATAAATCTAATAACTCACCACGAGTTTGTTTCATAGACTCGAGTACAACCATCTCATCATCAGGATAATGAGTGTATTTAACTTCGATTCCTACTTTTTCATTTAGTTGTAAATAAGCTTCTTTAGTAATTGAGTTCATTTGGTTAAAGTTTTACAGTTTTTAATGTGTCCCACTCCCACAATTGATTAACGTAATCACGTTTAATCCAATCTGTGTATGTGACTTTTGGTTCCTGTTTAGGAGGTTCTTTTACCTCCTTTTTCTTTTCTTTCATGTTAAAAAGGGTCTTGCTCAGTAGCAGGGTTGTTACCAGTCCAATCAATTGATTCATTGTTATTATGCTTTAGAATAGTTTGAACTTTAGAAAATACTTTTTCCGTATCCCAAGTTTCGTTCTTCCTTGCAGCATAGCTAGGATGACTTATCTCAAAGACAGGATTTGCAAACTCAAAACAATATCTCTTAAGATACTGAGCATCTTTACCAACTAAAATGATAGGAACACCATTAAATCCTGGCATAATCTCTTGTAGGAAGAATTCCCAGAAGAAATCAAATTTACCCATTAATGATCCTGTCTTATTTAGTTTACAAGCAAAGGCTCTGTTACCTAAAAGTATACCTTGATTAGCTAGAAACTTTAAATCATGTTTATGTTCTAGCTGCATGTCTAAATCTTCAGATAATCCTTCCCAGAATGATGTCAGTGATGGTTGACATTTCTTATCAGGACTATAACTATTACTGAATGCTATACCGTCAGCATGAAAGGTTCCATTCCTATACATACCAGGATAAGCATCCATACCAATAATGACAACCTTCAACATTGATGGTGGACATTCTTTCATAAATCTCCATAAGTCAGAAGACTTTGGAGTTATCTTTGCTCCTTCAGAGCTGATTTGTTTTAGTTCTTGATAGAGATTATACATCTGCTCTGATGCAAATATTTTCTCTACTCTGAACCACCAATCACCCAATAGAGGTTTAAATTTTTCTAGATCTAGTTGATTCATTTCTTTTTCTTAGTTTTCAATGATGCTTCAAATAACTCTATACCTAATTTTGACATTTCTAAATCAGAAGATAAAATCATCTGTTTTATATTGGGATCAGTTATTACTTTCTTTTTCTTAGTATAGAATTCAAAAGCATCATAGTCAGTGAATGTACGTTTGTCTAAATCACATTCAACTACTATTAGACCTCTAAGTAATTCTGCATCTAAGATATAATCTGTCCATTTTGGTTTAGCAACTACTTTCCCAAGAAATAGCTTTACCCCAGCAGAAGTTTTCCATGCTTTACCTTTAACATCATAAAGTATACTGGTATCATCACGTTTTACATTATAATTATAAGGTGAAGGTTTATGTGGACTTCTGGTAGTTAAATAAGCATAATTTTTTTCTTTAGGGTTATAGATTCTGAATACTTTCATAGATATGGGATCTTAGTTTTAAAATGATTAATCACTGGTTCAATGCCTTCTAATGCTACCCAATCAGCAAAATCAGTACCTTTCTTTTCTAATAGATAATCCGGAGGATTAATATGCTTTGCTCCTAAATAATCACATATAGCATATGAAGCTGCTTTGCCAGGGGCATCACAATCCATTGCTACATATAAATGTTCTACATTTTGTTTTAGGAATTCAGCATTCTCTTTAGAAATAGAAGTTACATTCTCCGCTTGAATAACACAGACACATTGTGTAATGTACTTACTTATGATTGCACCGTCTTTAAGAGATTTAGTTAGAATACCAACCTTACAACCTTTCATATTATCCAGACCATGTATATAGGTAAATGGGATTGTTGATTTCCATTTATCTTCTTTTGATCTTTGTGGAAAATATACTTTGTTGTAATTGCCAGCATTATAAAAGAAACCTAATTCTTTATCATGTACAACCATCTTACGCTTGTTTATCCAATACTCTTTAATAGGATACGCTTTAGTATCTTTACAAAACTGCAAGTCATCCGGAGTTAGAGAATACTTTTGAAGATATTCTATATGGAAGTCTTGAAATTTCTTATAAGGAGCACATTGGATAATGTTTTGTGCTACATTGATTCTTTCTACTTTTGGTAGATTAGATATAACTCTTTGATATTCGTTATCATCTTTCTGCTTTAGACCGAAGTCTTGAGCAATCTTATCCAAAGCTTGAGAGAAATCAATGTTATGCAACTGCATAACAAAAGAAAAACAATCACCCTGATTATTGCTATTGAAACATTTGAAGATTACTTCACCGTTTCTATCACCAATAACCATGGATGGATTGTTATCCTTTGCTACAAAAGGATTATGACATCTTCTATTAAGTCTAAACTCATAAGGCATATAAAATGTAAATATGCTTAGGGCCCCTACTTTAGATAGAATCTGCTCCTTTGTAATTGTTTCTTTTTGTAAATGGATTTTCATGATACAAAAATAAGAAAGGCTACCATATTTCAGGTAGCCTTTTCATTATTTAATATTCAGCATCCGTTGAATCGATGACTGCAGCATTTCCTGCAACTGGATTTCTGCTTGGATCATACTCACGAATTGGTTCAAAGAAATAATGTATCTTAGAAGCCAATCCATATTGAGAATCATTTACATCTTTGCTGAACATCTTAATGTCATAATCGCCTTTGCCAGAAAGCTGACTGATAACATTAGCTGCATCAGGTTTAGAAGTAAAGTTTGTTAATCTAGCAAATTCTCCACCTTTAAGGAAATATCTGTTTGATATTGTCTGAACGTCTTCAGTAGAACCGTCATCTTTAATCTTTTGCTTTACGCCAAATGTACCAATAACCGTTAGGTTAGCAATAACATCTTCTTTCAAAAGATTATTCAATTCACTGAAGTCACCAGCAAATAATTTTTCGTTGTTGATAAATAGACTGCTTGCAGCATAACCATCGTCACCAGCTTGGAATCTATTGATTGGTAACCAGGCTTTCAAGAAATTATAGAATTCCTTCTCTCCCATGAATGCCTCACGACACTTCATACGGATTTCACCCATGTTACCTGCTTTATCTTTCATTTTCATAGCAACCATACTATCACGCAAATTTTCAAAGCAATCTGCGTAAGATGTTGCACCGAATTGATTGATAAAACAAATAGCTCCTTTAGAACTTACTTCTTTATGTTTTTTGATAGTAAAAAAAATTGGATGAATAGTCTTAGTTCTTTGCTCTTCTACATAAACCCAAATGTTGACAGTATCTACGTTCACTACTTCGTCACCTACTTTAATGTCCATTGGTTTTGCATATTCTCTATCTTTTGCATCTTCTTTTACTTCTGTCCCATAAATCTTTGCAAGTTGCTCTTTGTTAGGACTAAATGCTAATACTTTTAGCAAACCATTACCTACGAATAGTTGCTTACTTTGACTGCTCTGGCTGTCATTCAAATTGATGTTCATGTGCTTAAATTTTGATTGTGTTTAAATTAAATTGTGTTTACGCTGAATAATAGTCTTCTAAACATTTGAAGATATAATCCTCTGAGTTAGGGATTTCTAATAGATTATCTCCATTCTTATCAGGAAACAATCCTTCAGGAACCTTTGTGGAAGTATCTTCAGCAAATGTTCTCAAGAAGTACTCTGGTCTACCGTCTTTCATTCGTTTATCAGCAAACAATACTACTGTATAGTATGCTTCTACACGACCTTCAAACTGTTTACCTTGTACTTTGGCTCTCTTCTGTTTCAATCCTTCTACTGCAATTGTCTCATCATGAGATAAAACAATCATGTCTTTGTTGACATTACGAATAGCATCAAAGTAACGGACAAGTTGTTTGTTGTAATTAGAGTATACATCAAACCCTTTGAAGTTATTCTGCATTTCAGTATGAAGCATATCAAAAGCCATACTTTGACTATCAAGAAATAAATTATTGATGTCAGCGTTATTACCATAATCTTCAAGATTTTTCATTACGCCATTCCATGTTTTAGGTTTACCGTGGTACTTGAAGTTACCCTTGAATGATAGAGGTTTATTCTCTACATTAATAAGACCTGTCTTCTCAAAGTCTGCTGTCTTTGCGGTAAATGATTTACCATAACCCGAAGGAGCTATGATTAATACTTTACCATAATCTGTCCTAGTTTTGCTCATATTTATCAATTTTGTTTAAGATTTGTTTTGCACGATCTAAATACTTGTGGTCTTTCATTACTAGTAATTTATCCATCTTCCTGACAGAATGCATTACTACAGAATGATGTACCATACCGCGCTTGTTAACATCATGTGGAACTAAAGTAGTAGCAATAGTTTCTAATTTTAAATCAAACTTCCTTCTCATAGTATAACAATACAATTGTTTGTAAAATACCATGTCAGGAGTTCTGAGTTTTTTATTTAGGATTCTATCGATATCCACTTCAGCTACATTGTTGAAAATTTGTTTCTCTCTCATTTTAAAAAATAATCACCAGTAATAATTGATTTGTAATCAGAATCTTGCATATCTTTAGCTCTATTAGGCATTGCCCTAATAATCCCCGTTTGAGGATGAAAAGCTACTCCAATATTGATACCATCGCCATCAAAGGAAGATTTCAATATATGCAGACTTCTATAGTACTTGTATCCCTTTTCGTCACGTAACTTTGCTAATTCATAACCTAATAAGTCAGTCTTTACTTCATTAGTTACATATCTAAAGGGTTCAAAAATTGCTAAGACGACATCAGCATCACGAGCTAATTCTGAAGTATCAGCGATATCTGCCAACTTTGGCTTTAGATCATTGAGTTTTAATCTATTAATATCAGATACATTTCTGTTCATCTGTTGAATATTAATAGGACTAAACCCATATACATCTCTCGCTTTACGCATAGTTGCTGAATATTTATCCAGTCTTTGCTTCTTAACACCGTTTTCGTCTTTTTCAGGATCTAATACACCTACGTAATCAGTAACAACAAGTACAATATGATTGTCGTGTGTTGGAGTATAGGTTTGTTTATCTAATACACCTTCACCTCTTGAATGTAATGTACCATGTCTTTTAGCAAATGCTTCAAGATATTTTGATATACCTGTTGAATTGTGAGTTCCTTCGATAGCAACAAAGGTGTCATCGCTTTCCCATTCATCAAAGATTTTACCATACTTCATAATCAAAGCATATTCAGTAGGAGTTAATGTTTCAACTTCCATAGAAGAACCATTCCAAACTCTTTTTCTACCTAAAATCTTTTTAGTGGGAATTAGAATTCCTTCGTTAAGAAAGATAATACGAGATATCCATTTAGCTGAATACATGTACATCTTTCTCTCCATACCAAAGTAAATAACACTTAACTTGATATCATCACTCTTGTTTACCAAATACCAATCTAATACGTTGAGTATTAAATCCTGCGCGATAGAAGATTTACCAGAACCAGTATCACCTATTAATAGGTAATTAGTGTTCTTACTAATCTCCAGGTAGTCATCTAACTTTGCAACAGGAAAGGGAATACTACCATTCCTTCCTTTTAGACCATTGTCTATCTCTGCTTTAAGATTCTCAAATAAACTCATAGTGAAACTTCGTTTGTTATATCGTCATTGTTGTTGTCTAGTTCTTCAAAAGATTCATAAGCTGCTGCTAGTCTTGAACCAGAGCCTTGCTTGTGAATGAAGTACTTAATTGCCGGAGCAAAGTTACGATTTTTTACGCATGTTTCAATGTGGTTAAACAAAATCTTTTTGATTTTAGTCATGTCATTTGCCTGAGGATATTCTCTTAGAAACCTTTTTATATGGGATTCTAACTCCTTATCCGTAGGAATAAAATAAACATCACCAAAACCAATGATTTGTTTTTTGCCATACAATTCATTGAGTTTATCTGAGAGTTCTTTCTTCAGATCAGAGTAATTAGTGGTCTGTTTCAAAGTTAACAAAAATGCCTGTAATTCAGTTTTGTTTACTGTTTCTCCTTGGCCTTCAAGCCATTTGTTTAATTGGTCTATCATTTCATTTGCTTTATTACAGAAACGTAGTTACCGTCCTCAGCATATTTTCCATCAATAGATTTCAAATAGCGTCTTTGAATTTCACAGTAGCATTTTATACAGTCTTCATATGATTTAAAAACAGCGTGGTCATTCAGTTCACCTGAAACGTATTTACACGGATGTTTCTTAATCCCAAAAAGATTCTTGTTCTCAATACATACTTTACTTTTGTAGTTGCCAGTTTCAATACGAGCTTGTGCTACAGCAATAGAAGGTAATACACAATCATTCTCTACAAGTTTAACAGCTATTGTACTATCAGTGAGAACCATCTCTCTAATAGGAATATCATAAATCTGTACAGGTTTATGTACACCAGCAGTATGCCATCTAAAAACAAGACATAAGAATAGGATCACACCTATCGTATATGATAGGTATGTCCATCTTCTTCTATAAGGTTTTGTTTCTAGACAATTAGAACACCATTGAATCTTGTGTTCTCTATTCACAAACTTATTGGCTTTACAATTACACATAAAGTTACTTTAAAAAGTCATAGATATCTTGATACGTTACATCACTAAGAGCATGAAATACTTTTCTCATTGTGTAATCTTCTCTTATTATGTAATAACCCCCTTGACTCTTAACAATGTTATGAGGAAGGAGGTTTTCAGCACAAAAACTACGAAGGTTCTTGAAAGTGTTTACAGGACTATCAGGTTTAATTTCCCGATAATGACCATTAATCCATATCAAAGTTTGCATGTCTGATAATCTCTTCTTTTAATTCATCAGTTAAAGTTTGAGTATCCAAAGCTTCAACCCATTCAGCAAAGTTAAGATAAAGATGCTTTCTTGTCTGAAGTTCTTTTAGATAAGACTTCTTGATTTCCTGGATATCTTTAATCATTTCTTCAGTTGATTCAGATCTATCTTTTAGACATCTCAAATGATTAACTTCTGCTTCTTTATACCATTCAAAGTATCTCTTGCGAGCAGTCATTTCCGTAAAATACATAAAGATAAATGCTGCTAGTAGAATTACTAGTGCTAATGTAATTGATATCATTGTTTTGGTTTTTTGTCGTCGTCATCAAATGAAAACAATAATCCGACGGCCATTAAGATTATTGCTACATAAATTACGTCCATGATTAGTTTATGTATGTTGAGTAATCAATTGGTAAAGGAGTCCATGTATCCTTAACAGTATTTCCTGTTTGAGTTAACCACAATTCCAAAATTATAAATTGCACAGAAACATAAGGTACATTGTAATATGATCCCTCATAATAAAT